AATGGCTCTGTGGGTCTACGAGCTGGAATACTCGTTAAACTTACCCTGGAAGCTTTCTGTAAGTATTCAGCTAGCAGATTTGGAATAATTAGTCTGCTAGTTATAGAGCGAAATTTTTAGAAAGGGAAATATCCTCCGACATTTTTTTCATAAAAAATCTAAAGTCTGTTATCGCTCACAGATGATTATACAAGCACAAAGCTGAAAATATAGTGCTGACACAAAACTAAAAATTTAATACTCGACATTTAACAACACAAAAAACAGTCAGCAGAAAAAGGAAAGGAGAACAATAAAAAAGCGCTCGTGAAAGCGCCATTCGGTATATATTCGTACAACTATTATATCATACGAGGAGCTTTCATGACGTTTTTTCCAGAAATTAATATACAAAAGACTAAATCAAACGCTAAGCGAAAACTAAGAGAATATCCACGCTGGCGTAGGATCGCTAATGATGTAGATACTCAAAAAGTGACAGCCACTTATTCCTTTGAGCCTAGACAATCACATGGAACTCCTAGTAAGCCAGTTGAACGCTTAGCACTCAACCGTGTGTCAGCTGAACAAGAATTAGAAGCAATTGAGCAATCAGTTAGTATGATATTGGAGCCAGAAAAGCGTAGGATTTTGTATGACAAATACCTATCTCCTTACAAGAATGCAGATAAGGTTATTTATACAGAATTATGTATGTCAGAGAGTTTTTATTATGACACGCTAGATGCTGCATTATTGGCTTTTGCAGAGCTTTATAGGGAGGGTTCTTTGATTGTAGAGCAAGGAGTTTTTGACTAGTTTTTATACAGTAATACAATAGTTTATACATAAAAATATGTGTTAATATAGTATTATCAAAATAGCAAGAAGAGATAATCATTTACCAACAGGCTATTTATTTAGTTATCAACTTTAACTACTATTAAACTTGCTATTTTATGTATGTGGGACGTGCAGCTTCGATTCCTGCCGTCTTAATTTAAGTCACTCGTTGAGTGGCTTTTTATTATGAATTGAAGGTAATGTATGAGTAAGTTGCGTGCAGATAAAAAAGGTACCCACCGGGTCGCGTTCGAAAAAAATAAACGCCGGCTGCTAAAAACCGCCCACCTATGTGGTATCTGTGGCAGGCCAGTAGATAAGTCATTGAAGTATCCACATCCGCTAAGTGCAGCAATTGATCATATTGTTCCAATATCGAAAGGAGGACACCCTTCGTCAATGGATAATTTACAGCTGACACATTGGCAATGTAATAGGCAAAAGTCTGACAAGTTATTTATCAATCAGACAGCCGTACGGGCTACTGTTGTAGGAAATAGAAACTTACCTCAAAGCCGAGACTGGACGTCCTACGCATCTAAAGAATAAATATGATGATTTATATTAAGAAGACTTAAAATCGATTAGAATTGATTTTAGGGGGCATATAGACCCTATCGGCTATGTGGCCGAGCTTCACGCCGTCACTGTACATTTTTTCTCGCGTTAGGATTTAGAATTTTTTAAGGTTAGATTATATTGAAAAAGAAATGTTTAATTTGTAAAAAGACTTTCCAAGCTAAAACTAACAGAAGTTTATATTGTTCAGAAGAATGCCGCAAAAAGGGCATTCGTGAGAAACAACGTAAATTGATGCAGCAAAAACGGGCTGAACAGAGGAAAGAAAAAAAGAAAGTTCTAAATACTAACGCAGATGTGACAGAAAAGCCTAAAAAAATACGTAATTTGGTACAACACTATAAAAAACTAAAGAGGGAAATTTTAGACAATGAGTCTGAATTTGGTTTTACAGGAATCGCGCTTGTTGAGGGTATAGATATTCACGAAGAAAACTTTGTAGATTTAGTTATGCAAAAAATAAAGGAGCAACAATGAATTATATGGGTATGGGCTATCTTCGTAGGAAGTTAGCTCTTTTTAAGACTGGTGTAGATAAAAGATATCGCTATTATGCTATGGACGACAGAGACAATACGAGAAGCATTGTGATGCCTGACAGCGTACGCGAAATGTACAGATCTGTAATCGAATGGACCACAAAAGGAGTTGATAGTCTAGCAGACCGTATTATTTTTAGAGAGTTTGCTAATGATGATTTTAACGCTTGGGAAATATTTAAAGCCAATAACCCGGACATCTTTTTTGATACAGTTATTCAATCAGCGTTAATTGCGTCTTGTTGCTTTGTATATATTATGCCAGGAAATGAAGATAGCCTACCCAAAATGCAAGTTATTGAAGCGAGTAAAGCAACAGGCATTCTTGATCCGACTACATTTTTACTGACGGAAGGTTATGCAGTCTTAGAGTCGGATTCAAATGAGAACCCTACATTAGAAGCTTATTTTACAGGCGAAAAAACCTGGTACTATCCCAAAGATGAGAAACCATATAGCATTGATAACTCGACAGGACACCCTTTGCTTGTCCCTGTAATTCATAGGCCAGATGCTGTACGTCCCTTCGGACGTAGTCGTATAACCCAAGCTGGGATGTATCACCAAAAGGCCGCCAAACGTACTTTAGAGCGTGCGGAAGTTACTGCAGAGTTTTATAGTTTCCCTCAAAAGTATGTCCTCGGAATGGATCCTGATGCAGAACCTATGGAAAAATGGCGTGCTACTGTTTCGACGTTATTAGAGATATCAAAAGATGAAGATGGAGACAAACCAACAGTTGGGCAATTTACAACAGCAAGCATGGCCCCTTTCATGGATCATTTAAAAATGTACGCTTCATTATTCGCGGGCGGCTCTGGACTTACTCTTGATGACCTTGGTTTCCCTTCTGACAATCCATCATCAGTAGAAGCCATTAAAGCAGCGCATGAGAATTTAAGAGCGGCAGGACGCAAAGCTCAACGCTCTTTCTCTTCTGGTTTTTTAAATGTGGCTTATGTTGCGGTTTGCCTAAGAGATGAGTTCCCTTATCTTCGCAATCAGTTCATGGATACTGTAATTAAGTGGGAGCCATTGTTTGAAGCTGACGCGAACATGTTAACTCTTGTCGGTGATGGTGCTATTAAGCTTAATCAAGCTATTCCTGGTTTCATGGATGCAGACGTTATTCGGGACTTAACTGGGGTAAAAGGTTCTGACAATCCAACTCCAAAAGCTACGGAGGTGACAACTGATGGTTGATGATGTCTTACCTAAGCTACTAAAATCTGTTCAACAGGATTTTGAAAAGTATTTTGGCAAAAGTGAGGTCGTTGCTAAGGCTTTTGCAGAATTGCAAGCTAAAAAAGCGACTTATAAGACAGTCAATGAGTTTGCTATTGAAGTCGGACAACTTTTATCTTTGACTCTGACAGGTTCTGTTACCTCTGATAAATTACCAGACGGTAAAATGTATTATAATATTGCTAATCGTCTCGTGAATGATATACTGAGACATAATTATGAGTTAATTTCTGATTATGCAGGAAATGTCCAGCAAAATTTAAATAAACAGGCTAAAATTAGTTTAAAAATTCAACGTCCACCGCTTAATCAAGATAAAATTGACGGGTTAGTCAATCGTTTGTCGAGTGAACCTGTATTTGACGATGTCAAGTGGCTTCTCGATGAGCCAATTGTTAATTTTAGTCAATCTATCGTTGATGATTGTATCAGAGCTAATGCTGATTTTCACGCTAAGGCTGGAATGACACCAACCATTGAGCGTATATCGACGGGTAAGTGTTGTGATTGGTGCGATCGCCTCGCTGGTAAGTATATTTACCACGAAGAACCAAAAGATTTTTACAAGAGGCATCAACATTGTCAGTGTGTTATCGACTATCATCCTAAAAACGGCAAGCGTCAGAATTCATGGTCGAAAAAGTGGACAAAAGAAACTACTGATATACTAGAACGACGCAAACAGATGAATATTGACATCAGAGACAATAACCGTAAGTCTGATATCAAAGAATATAAGGAAATAGTATCCATTTTAGGTACAAAAGCCCCTATTTCTCTAGCTAAATTCCAAGACTTGAAGTATAATGATGGTATAAGATATGAGCGATTAAAAGACCAAGCACACATCCAAGGAAACTTTAAAAATGGAAGTTGGCTAGATAAGGTAAATCCTGAAAAACAAGCTCGGCATATCAAATCAACCGCTGGAGAAGGTAAGAGTTATTTCTTTGATGATGTGGATACCGATGCTTTATATCAAAAGTATAAACAAACTGGTGAATTAATCAAGAATAGAAGGGGACGGACTCATAAGGAACTTATTGATTTACCAGAAGATATTTCGATAGGTATTGATATTTACTCAGGAAATTTAGTAAATGGCCTGACTATCCATTACGGAAAGACCGGATCGCACATTGTTCCAACTTATCATGAAAGGAGAGAGTAATGGAATTATTGCAGTACAATAATAAGAAAATTTCACTTGTTGACATTGATGATGAGATATGGACTGGAACAGCATACTATTGCGATGCTGATACAAATGAGACTCCCGAGGACGTCTTAGTCGTAAAAAACGAGAGAGGATATACAGAAATTTCTGAATCAGAAATCAAATCAATTGAAATCATTTAATAAGCGCTTAGCTAGTGTTGCAAGTGCTTTTTTTATGCTCGAAACAAGGAGGTGGTTTGTCTCCCAGCGAAAGGGTTATCATGCAGTACGATTGAAAGGAAAAAAGTATGGTTACTAAGACGAAAGCAAAGCTTGGCAATCAGCGACCTACTCAATCGGTAAATTTACATTTTGCTAAAACTCTAGCTCATGAAGCCATCAATTACTACAAAAAAACAGGTCTAAGTTGCTACTTGTGGCAAGAGAATATGCTCATACCTATGATGGCTATCAACGAAGATAACCTGTGGGTGCATCAAAAATACGGCTACGCTATTCCTCGACGAAACGGAAAAACAGAAGTCGTTTACATACTTGAGCTGTGGGCTTTGCATAAAGGATTGAAAATCTTGCATACTGCTCACAGAATTAGCACTTCTCACTCTTCGTTTGAAAAAGTAAAAAAATATCTTGAAATGTCAGGATATGTTGACGGAGAAGATTTTATATCAAATAAAGCCAAAGGGCAGGAGCGTATTGAGTTTAAATCTAGCGGTTCTGTTATCCAGTTTAGGACTAGGACATCAAATGGAGGTCTTGGTGAGGGATTTGACCTGCTAATTATTGATGAGGCGCAAGAATACACATCTGAGCAAGAATCAGCGTTGAAATACACGGTAACTGATAGCGATAACCCAATGACTATTATGTGTGGAACGCCACCGACCATGGTATCTACTGGTACAGTCTTTGAATCTTATCGTAAAGAGTGTTTAAAAGGTGACAGACGCTACTCTGGATGGGCAGAATGGTCTGTTGACGAAATGCAACCAATACATGACGTAAAAAGTTGGTATGTTGCCAACCCGTCCATGGGATACCACTTAAATGAGCGTAAAATTGAAGCTGAATTAGGTGAGGATGAAATTGATCACAATATCCAGCGCTTAGGATATTGGCCGTCATTTAACCAGAAATCAGTTATATCTGAAAAGGAGTGGGCTAAACTAAAAGTTGAGCAAGTACCAGAACTCAAAAGTAAGTTATTTGTTGGGATTAAGTTTGGCCAAGACGGTAACAACGTATCATTGTCAATTGCAGCAAGAGCATCAGAAAATAAAGTATTTGTTGAGGCTATTGACTGTTTATCCATCAGAAATGGAACTCAATGGATTATTAACTTTTTGAAATCGGCTGACATTGCTAAAGTTGTTATTGATGGCGCAAGCGGTCAAGAATTACTTGCTCAAGAGATGAGAGAGCATGGTTTAAAGAAACCAGAATTGCCTAAAGTTGCTGAAATTATCACAGCTAACACGATGTGGGAACAAGGTATCATGCAAGAGACTATCTGCCACAACGACCAGCCATCTTTGACAGCGGTAGTTACAAACTGCGAAAAAAGGCAAATTGGCTCGAATGGTGGTTTTGGGTATAAATCGCTTTATGATGATAGAGACATTAGCTTAATGGACAGTGCATTGCTTGCGCACTGGATTTGTTACACAACGAAGCCAAAAAGAAAGCAAAGAACCAGCTGTTAAAAAACGACATCCGGAAGGGTGTTTTTTTACTGCTAAAAAATCTACCGAACTGCCGGGAAAGCAGGAGAAAGGACGTTAATATGTCAGAATTTAAAGTTATTGAAACACAAGAAGAGTTGGACACGATTGTGAAAGCTCGCATTGCTCGAGAACGTGAGAAGTATCAAGATTACGACCAACTGAAAACTCGTGTTGAAGAACTAGAAACCGAAAACAGCAGCTTACAAACTGCTTTGAATGATGCTAAATCAAACACTGATAGCTATACAGAGAAAATTACCACTTTGGAAAATCAAATCGCTGGTTATGAGGCAGCAAATTTACGGACAAAGGTAGCGTTACAGTATGGCTTACCAATCGATTTAGCTAATCGTTTGCAAGGCGATGATGAAGACGGGCTCAAGGTGGATGCAGAACGCTTAGCATCTTTTATCAAGCCGTCTCAACCACAACCGCCAACAAAGTCAAATGAACCGATTATTACCGACCAAAAAGAAGCAGGTTGGATTGAAATGGCACGTAATTTAGTTAACAAAGGAGAATAAACATGGCAGAATCAATTAAAGCAGGAACGTTATTTAAACCAGAACTAGTAACAGAAATTATGAGTAAAGTGAAAGGTCACTCTACGCTTGCGAAATTATCTGGTCAAACACCAATCCCGTTCAACGGAGTAGAACAATTTGTTTTCAACTTGGATGGTAATGCTCAGATTGTTGGTGAAGGTGAGCAAAAATTAGGGAATACCGCAAAGGTCACTTCTAAAATTATTAAACCGCTGAAGTTTGTTTATCAGGCACGTATGACTGACGAATTTAAGTACGCCTCAGAAGAAAAACGATTGAATTTCTTAAAACATTATGCTGACGGTTTTGCTAAAAAAATGGCGGAGGCTTTTGATATTGCAGCTATTCATGGTCTTGAACCTCGCACAATGACAGATGCCTCATTCAAAGCTACAAACTCATTTGATGGGGTCGTGACTGGTAATGTCATCAAATACGAAGCAGATAAAATTGACGACAATATTGATGCAGCTGTTACAACGATTGTAGCAAATGGAAATGATGTGACAGGTATCGCTTTGTCACCACAGGCAGGACAAGATATGTCTAAACGAAAAGATAAATTTGATAATGTGATGTATCCTGAATTTCGATTCGGGCAACGTCCAAGCAACTTCTTTAATATGACTTTAGACATCAACAAGACACTTACTATGAAAGGTGGCACAGCTAAAGATGACCATGCTATTGTCGGAGATTTCCAGAATATGTTCAAGTGGGGTTATGCTGAAAATATCCCAATGGAAATCATTGAGTATGGAGACCCAGATGGCTCTGGACGTGATCTAAAGGCTTATAATGAAATCCTGCTCCGTACAGAAGCATTCATAGGATGGGGAATTTTAGATGAGAAAGCATTCTCTCGCGTTGAGGTACAAGGATGATTTATAGAGATAAAAACACAGGAGCAGTAGTCGTTACTGACTGTGCGCTGTTAGGCGACTGGGAGATTGTTCCTAACACAGTAGATAAGACACAGACAAGTGATGAAAAATCTTGGACCGTTCAAACTCTGAAAGAACATTTGACAGGGCTAGGAATTGAGTATAACTCGTCTGCTACAAAATCTGAGTTATTAGAATTACTCCCTAAATAAGAAAGGGAAGTTTATGACAAATTTTGCGACAACAGATGACGTTATTTTATTATGGCGTCAATTGTCCGTTGATGAAATCAAGCGAGCCGAAGCGCTGTTAGGAACGGTATCGGACACGCTGAGATTAGAAGCTAGTAGGGTAGGTAAAAATTTAGATAAGACACTTTTAGAAAAACCCTACTTTGCTAATGTTTTAAAATCGGTAACTGTAGATATTGTAGCGAGAACGCTGATGACTGCTACACAAGGTGAACCGATGTCGCAAGAAAGTCAATCGGCACTTGGCTACACTTGGTCTGGAACTTATTTGGTTCCAGGAGGTGGTCTTTTTATTAAGGATAGTGAGTTGAAGCGTCTCGGACTAAAAAAACAGCGATATGGAGGAATTGAGCTTTATGGCGAAATTGAAAGGGATAACAGTTACTTTAGTCGACAAGACGATTAGCGGAAAAGACCCTTTCGGGAACCCGATAAAAGTTGATTTTGATATTAAAATTGAGAATGTTCTTGTTGCACCGGCAACTACCGAAGACATCACCAATCAGTTATCTTTGACCGGAAAAAAAGTTGAATATATCTTGGCAATTCCAAAAGGAGATAAGCATGATTGGGAGGATAAAGAGGTCCGCTTTTTTGACAAAAAGTGGCGCACTGTCGGCCTAGCTCTTGAAGGTATTGAAGAGTTTATTCCGCTTGAATGGAATAAGAAAGTTATGGTGGAAAGATATGAGTAAGTTTAAATTCAAGCTCAATAAAGCTGGTGTTGCTGAATTGATGAAATCATCAGAAATGCAGCAGGTATTAACCACTAAGGCCACAGCCATCAGAGAACGTTGTGGTGATGGTTATGCCCAAGATATCCATGTCGGGAAAAATAGGGCTAATGCTATGGTTAGCGCTAAAACCATAAAGGCCAAGAAAGATAACTCAAAAAACAACACATTGTTGAAGGCGGTGCGATGATTGATTGAAGTAATTATCAAAAAATATTTAGACGAGCACTTAGATGTGCCGTCTTTTTTTGAACATCAAAAAGATGAACCTGCACGATTCATCATCTTAGAAAAGACTAGCGGGGCTAAGCAAAATCATTTGCTAAGTTCCACGTTTGCTTTTCAAAGTTATGCCGAATCGTTGTATGAGGCGGCTTTACTTAATGACAAAGTAAAGCAAGTAATTGAGCAGCTTGATGTCTTGCCACAAGTTTCTGGTGTACATCTTAACGCTGACTACAATTTCACAGATACAGCAACTAAGCGCTATCGCTATCAAGCTGTATTTGACATTAATCATTATTAAGGAGGAAATATGGTAGCAAATTCATCAAACGTTACTACGGCTAAACCTAAAATTGGTGGTGCTATTTATACTGCGCCGCTAGGAACAGAATTACCCAAAGACACAGCATCAGAGTTAAACGAAGCCTTTAAGTCATTAGGGTACATTTCCGAAGACGGCTTATCAAACGAAGATAAACGAGAATCAGAAGAGATCCAAGCGTGGGGTGGCGATGTTGTAGAATCTGCACAAAAAAGTAAAGCAGATAAATTTACATATACATTGATTGAAGCATTGAATATTGAAGTACTCAAAGAAATCTATGGCAAAGATAATGTAACTGGAGACCTTAAAGCCGGGATTACTGTTAAATCAAATTCAAAACCACTAGAGGAACATTGTTTGGTTATCGAGATGATTTTGAAAAACAATACAGTTAAACGTATTGTAATACCAAAAGGGAAAGTATCCGAAGTTGGTGAAATTAAGTATGTCGATAACGAAGCGGCTGGTTATGAGACAACGTTACAAGCGTTTCCGGACGCAGAAGGTAACACTCATTACGAATATATTAAAGGAGCTGGATAGTGGAAACAAAGTCAGGATTTAAATACGAAATTGAAGAATCACGATTGAAAAATTACGAATTGGTAGAAGCACTTGCGGAGCTGGAAACTTCTCCGCTTCTTTTGCCTAAAGTGCTCAGATTACTTTTAGGTCATCAAGTTGAAGATTTAAAAAACCATCTACGTTCAGAAGATGGGACAGTCTCGACAGAGGCTATCATGGAAGAAGTTAAAGAAATCTTTGAGAGCGGTCAATTAAAAAAATAATAGCCCTTGCCACAATGTTAAAAGCGGATGAAGACGCTCTAGTGTGCGACTTAGCAGAAACTTATAATATATATGATTATAAACAGCTACCACCTTTAAAAGTAGCTGTTTTTTCTTTAGGTCTAAGAGAAGACTCAAGAATACATCAATCTTTGTCGGGTAGTAATGCAACATTTGAAAAGCGCCTTTTAGCCGGTGTGTTTGATAGGCTCGGAATGCTTGTGTGGATGAAAACAGCTGACGGGCAAAAAGGGAAGAATAGACCTGAAATGTTATCGTCATTGTTTGATAATCAGCCCAAAGACAAAGATATTAAAGCTTTTGCAAGTGGCAAGGAATTTGAAAACGCTAGAAAGAGATTTTTAACAACGCTTGGGGGTGATAGTTAATGGCTACAAATTTAGGACAGGCTTATGTGCAGATTATGCCATCAGCTAAAGGGATTTCTGGGTCTATAAGCAATGCACTAAGCCCCGAAGCGTCAAGTGCAGGTAGTTCCGCTGGCGGTTTGATTGGCGGCAAATTGATTGGGGTTCTAGGTAGTGTCATCGCTGCGGCTAAAATAGGCGAGATGATAACTAAAGCCATTTCTTCTTCGATTTCTGAAGGGGCTGCGTTGCAACAATCTCTTGGGGGAGTAGAAACCCTTTTCAAAAGCAACGCAAATTTAGTAAAAAAATATGCAGACGAAGCCTATAAAACAACTGGATTATCAGCGAATGCGTATATGGAAAGTGTCACCGGTTTTAGTGCTAGTTTGCTTCAGTCGCTCGGAGGGGATACGGCCAAAGCGGCAAAAGTCGCAAATATGGCTATGATAGACATGGCTGATAACTCTAACAAGATGGGTACATCTATGGAAAGTATTCAGTATGCTTATCAAGGTTTTGCGAAGCAAAATTACACGATGCTGGACAATCTAAAACTCGGGTATGGCGGTACGCAAGAAGAGATGAAACGTTTGCTTTCAGATGCCCAAAAGCTAACTGGGAAAAAATATGATATTTCAAATCTCTCAGATGTATATGAAGCTATTCACGCTATTCAAGGGAAAATAGGGATAACCGGGACAACCGCTAAAGAGGCAGCAACAACGTTCACAGGTTCGTTTGAAGCCATGAAAGCAGCTTCGAAAAACTTGTTGGGGAAAATGGCTTTAGGTGAGGATATCAAACCATCGCTAAAAGCGCTGTTTGATACAACAAGCAACTTTGTATTGAATAACTTTATACCAATGCTAACAAATGTTTTTAAAGGATTTGGTTCGGTTATCTATTTGACATTTTCGGAGTTGATTCCTCAAATTGTGAGTTTTATGCAGACGAGCGGACCATCAATATTAGCAAGTGGTGTTAACTTTATTGTCAACTTTGTTAATGGTTTTTTAGCTGCTTACCCATCTTTTATGGCAGCAGCAGGAAAAATATTTACTGACTTTGTCGCTTTTGTGGTTCAAAGCATCCCGAATCTATTGAGGGCTGGCGCTACTATTATTTTAAATTTAGTAGATGGACTGTTAGCTAATTTACCACAAATAGCAACTACAGCTGTAACTGTTATTTCTAATTTTATATCAATGTTGCAAGCAAATTACCCAGCAATTTTAAAAAAAGGTTTTGAAATTTTAAGTTACTTAGTGCAAGGGATTATAGCAAGATTACCTGATATCGTTATTACTGTTGGAAAACTCATAGCGATTTTAGCAAGAGCGATAGCAAGTAATCTACCTAAAGTGCTAGCTCTTGGAGTTCAGTTACTCATAACTTTTGTTAAAGGGATTCTGAGTGTCATAGGTAAAATAAACGAAACAGCTAACAATATTGGTGAAAAGCTTATCAATGCAATCAAATCGATTGATTTATTGAGTGCAGGTAGAGCTATCATGCGAGGTTTTTTGCGAGGTTTAGAGGATGTCTGGGGAGATATTCAAAATTTTGTCGGAGATATTGCAGGGTGGATTAAAGATCACAAAGGACCAATAAGTTACGATAGACGTTTACTTATTCCAGCCGGCAACGCAATCATGCAAGGTCTGCATCAAGGACTTGTTGATAAATTTAAACCAGTTAAAAACTTAGTTAACGGAATGGCCGAAGAGATTCAGTCTTCATTCGGAAATCCTCAACTAGCTTTTGATATGGATACTAACGTAAACAATGGCTTTGAGCGAATAGGTACTTTAAACAAAAATTTATCTAGTCAAGTGACTAGTACAGATAATTACACTAGCGGCAATGCTGCTTTGTTATCTGCCATCAAAAATTTAGCCGATAGACCTATTGTTGTGTCTGCGCAATTTGATAAAAATGAATTTGCCAGAGTCGTTGCTAAGCCAATAGCAGCGAGACAAAAATTTGACGAACAGACAGAAGAAAGACTGAGAGGTATAAACAGGTGGTAGATTACAAAACTGTAAGATGTCATTTTGGCGATGTCGAATTGACTAAGTGGATTACTATTACAGACGGCTTTACTGTCTTTAGTGGCGCAGACTACGACCCGGAGCTAAAAGAAATTGGTGGCAAAGATGGTAGCATTTTTATTGGAACGAAAACTAAGCATAAAGTAATAAAAGTCCCATTCTGGGTAAAATACAATACAATAGAAGATTACGATGCCCTACAATTGGCTTTATCTGCTAAAAAGCCTAAGATGTTGATGTTTAGCCACATACCTGGACGCTATTATTTAGCTGTCCAGGTTGGGGATTTGAACTTTAAAGAAATCAAGATGAACGGCTTTGGTGAGATAACGTTTATAGTTGCAGATGCATATGCTCATTCAACGTCCTACAGACGCATTAAAGACTATACTCAAGACGGAAATAAAATGACCTTCAAGATTAAAAATAACGGGACAGCCCCTGCGTTTCCGATATTTAGAATTAAGCACAACTCTGAAAATGGCTATATTGGTATCGCAAACGAAACAGGTGCTTTTGCACTTGGATCATCAGAGGAAGAAGACGGGACTATCGTTCATCGCAACGAATCCCTTTTTGATTACTCAAAAGCTATTGCACAAGCTTTAGAAGGTGCGCCAAATGTTGCAAAACTCAACTATATGCCACCAACATTTGATACAGAACTTAAACGGATGCGCATTGATAACATCTTAGGTTCTGGTAAAGGCGGTGAATATGTTGTTATTGGAAATAGAGGCACTACACCGGGATACACAGAACATGTAGGAACACGGACATTTATTATTAATCCTGACTCAAACGGAGAATACACTCTCAACGAGCATCTGTGGTGGAAACAGATTTTTATTGCTACCGCGCAGGATCAAAAAGGATTTTTAAAGCTTTGCGTGACAGGTGAAAATGATGAATTCCTCTATGGGATTGAAACTTACAAACGCAAAAACGGCTTTGAAACAGAATACAATTTCTTTGCTCTTGATGATGACGGTGTAGGCTGGAGATTTTACAAGCAGTTTGAATTCCAAGCAGATAGAAATTATCACAATCCTTTTTCGATGAATAGAAGTAGAGCTGTTGAGATTTTTCGTGAAGAAGACAAATTTAGAATTTACTTTAACGGTGCGCATCATCATGTAACTGTTCCATCTCTTAAAGGAAAAAAATCTCGCAAGATACATCTTGCAATGGGGACATGTAGTGATAGCTCTAAATATATCAACTACAACCTGTTTGAAAAAGTCAATTTTGAAAAAATGGGAGTGTCTCATTACAACAATATCGTCAATAAATATCAACCAG